TTTAAACTCTATTTCTAATACATTTTCTCTTTCCATAAAGACCTCTTTATTCTATTGAATCTATATAATCTTCTACATCCTCAGGATTATATTCATCTAAAAAATCATCATAATATTCCCAATTATCTATTCCACAATTAATTAAACTATTAAGTTTAAAATCTGAATCTAGTAATTGTTCTAAATATTCTCTTGTTATTTCATAATTTCCATTTTCTAATTTTTTAATTTTCATAATGCCTCCTATTTATCTCTTTTCAATAACCAAATAACTAAACATAAAATTGCACATACTAATATATATCTTATATTTCTGTTAGGTATATATTCTTGTATTAACTGTATAATCCCCATTAATCCTCACTATCCTTTAATAAATTATCCCAATCTTTATCATCTTCTTTAATTAATAATCTAATATTATTAGCATAAACTTGAATTATCTCTTTAATATCTGAATTATCTTTATATTCCTCTAAACTCTCAATAGAATCTAATACCTCTGCATATTTATTAGAATAATCATTTTCTATATATTTTCTTATTTCTTTTAAAGTTGTAAATATTGCATATAATTTAGATTCTTGACTAAGAAGTTTAGTATCTAATACTTGTTTAATAAATTCAAATTTACTTTCATAATTCATATATCTCCTTCCACTGTTCACTTAAACTTTCTGCAACATTACCTACTTCAAGATTTAAAATATATTCCTGTTCTATTACAATATCCTTACACACTACAACTATTCTTTCTGGTGTTTTACCTATGAAGAATACATTTATATATGTAGTAGTAAGTAAATTTCCTTTACCATCATCTAATTTTAATCTAAAAGTCCATTGAACTTCTTTATTTTCAAAGTTTCTAACTTGATAACATTTCTCATAAAAATCTTTCATATCATAAATAGTTATTTGATTATTCTTTAAACTCTCTTCTACTATTTGAATATTTTTAATAGTATTAATACTACATTTACTTCCATATAGAGCTTTTAAATTTATATCTTCATCTTTATTTAAAAACTCTTCTATTTCTGTAGAACTTATTGATTCTAAGATAAAATCTTTTAGATTAATAAACTCAATAATAGATAATTTACCTACTTCTCTAGGTAATTCAATACTATCTAATTTTACTTCATCTTCTAAATATATACAATTATCTCTCTTTATATAAAAATTAATTTTGCCTTCACTATTATGCAATTTATACACAAATTTTCCAAGTCTATTATTGACTATTAAATCAAAATAAGTAGTATTATTAGTAGGTGTATATATCCATCTACCCGTATTATTTATACCATAAGTAGCAAGTAAATCATCTTTTATACTATTTAACTGAAATTTTACATTAACTAATTCTTTTGTAACTTTCATACTACCTCCTTATAAATCACTTATATTAACTATTTTATTTTGATTTTCTAAATTAATTATCCATTTTTTCAATTCCTCAAACTGTTCTTGTGTTAATTTCTTTTCTGTTGATATAACAGGTTGAACTATACCATTATGTTCCCCCCACATTAATATCTTACCTTTCTTTCTAATACAAAAGTAAATAAATAAACTTTTTGGGCTATAATATTTATATTTTATAGTATTAAGTCTACCATCTACTAATAATCGTCTTTTTGTAGAAAAATTCATATTATCATATAACCAAAAACCTTTATTATCCTCTAAATTATAAACTTCTTTTAAATACTTATCCTTTTCTTTTCTCAATATATAGCCTATTTGTTTTAAAATCTTCTCACTCATCCTAATCCCCCTTATATTTTAATTCTTTCAATTTATAATCCCCAAACTCATCTTTATCATAATGTTGTATCATATAATTTTTTAACTCATTCATTTGTTTTTTAGTAAAGAACTTACCTAGATGAGTATATACACATTTTTCTTCCTCTCTCATATCATTTCTATAAAGAGTTTGTATAACTATTTCCCCTGTCATCCAAACAAATATATAAACAGCTAAATTTCTATTAGGAACACAATAAATATCATCTAATCTACGATTAATTCTGGCATTATGTTCTGTTTCTTTACCATACCACCAAATATAATTATCATATTCTATATCTAATAACTTTTTATATTTATTTATTTCTGCATTACCTAATATGTTTATTTGTTTAAACATATCTTCTAGTGTATTTATTCTTATTTTCAAAGGGTGTTCATTGAGCATAATCAGCCTCCTTCAACCATTTTCTTATTTCTGTTTCTAGTTCTTCCAAGCCCATATTTTTAGCACAAGAATATGCCCAAAATGTTTTACTAAAATTAAATTTCTGTGCATCAGTTAAATCCTCATACCAATCTTCTCTACATAACCTTTCATATAGTGCATATTGTTCATTAGTCATTAATATCAACTCCCTTATACTTTTCTTTTAATAGTCTATCATAATGTTCACTCCATTTTTGATACTCTTCTTTTCTCTTTTGTTCATATATCTTGTCATATTTTTCTTGTATTGCTATTATTTCTTTGTCAAATTGATTTTGTTGTTCTTCTGTCAATTCATTATAACAAGGACATAATATATCTCTTACCCTTGCTATTTGTAATTGAGATTGAATAGCAACATTTAGTAAATTCATCCCTAGTAAATAATCTTCATTTGTCATAAGCACTCTCCTTTACTTCGTGTTTTACACTCTTTTTATGAGGTAATTTCTCATATTTATCTCTTAGTAGCATTTCATTTATCTTATGTATTCCAAACTGTGTTATATAAGGTTTATAAGTACTTGTGAACCATTGTTTTTGAACAAATATAGGTCTAGCCTCATCATATTCCATTACACCTTTGCTTGTTAAATATTCTTTAAGTGTAGTTCTATTAATATATTCAAAGTTAAGAACTCTACTAGCATAGATAAATGGAATAGCCTTTATACTTTGCATAACATCTATATTAGTGTCTAAGAAATAAATAATATCCATAGTCCAGTCAAATAATTCCCATCTACCTATTTTATATCTTCCACCTAATAACTTATTGAATACCGTCCAGTGTACATATTTATGTTTCTTTTTATCTTTAAGATATGGATTTTTATGTTCTATTACTTTTGCATTTAATTCAAAATTATCATAGTAGTCTTTTTCTATTTTTAATAATTTTCTTGCATCAAAGAAGTCAAAGTACATTTCTTTGGTATCTTTATTAAAGAGAACATATAAATGTTTTTCTTTACCTGCAACACTTCTTGTAAATTTATAATCTAAGTACATTTTCATACCCCCTTTTATATTTGATAACCTATTATAACATATATATTAAAAGATGTCAAGCAATATTTTTATAAAAAAAGACTGATTAATTTCAGTCTTTTAAAGTTTTAATGTAATATTATTACAAATAAATCTTGCTTTATCCTCTACATTGTATTCAATTACATATTTAGTTGCTAAATCTATCCAATTATGTAATAATTCTCTCATTCTAAAAGAGGGTAGATATAAATAAATAACCTCTTTATTCCTTATAGCACTTCTAAATACCCATTGTAATAATTCTGATAATCCAAATAAATCTTCATAAACAGTTATGCCCTTAGTTTGTAAGAATTGTTTTTCAATAGGTCTAAGGTATCTATTATACATATATGCAAGATTGTGTCTATCACTATAAGAATTAGTAGCTCTTGCATTCATAGGTAAAAATCCATATTTAGAGTAACCTTTGCCTTTCAAATCACATCTATATTCTTCTAGTGTAGTCCAAAGACAATCTTTACTATCACTTTTTCTTATGTTATGAAACCAATTATATAAATGATTTTTTAACCTTTTCAAATTACCCATATTTTTGTTTTTATCCTCTAAATAAGCTCTATCATACCAAGAAGTAGTAAGTGTACTCCCTTCTTTACTAAAATTCATTACACCAGCATATAAGTCTATATATTGAGAGTATTGTTTAATATCTTTTATTATACCTTCTTCAGTGAAAGGAACTATTTTATAACATTTATTTTGTTTATCATATTCTACACTTCTATATAAGTATTTAATATTATACATCTTATAGTAGAATGATTGAAGTTGTCCTTCAAACAAGTAAGTTAATATAATAGTTTTGTTCACTACATTAAACAAAGAAGTAGGAAAACACCACATATATAAGTTATTTGCATAATAGTACATTGCACCTAAATCACATAGATTTTTAAATTCAGTGAATAATCCCTTAGTGTCTGAATATTTGTCAGAAAGCCAATGAACTTGTTTAGTATTTTCATCTACTTCTATACAGTGAGTTTCTAATAATATTTGTAAATCATTTTTACTAAAAGAATAAGGTTTTATAACCTCGTGTACTTCATCTAAATAAAGTGTATAATCTTGCTCTCTTAATAATTCTAACATATCTAATGAAACTTTATCCAATAAAGAGTGTGTTGTAACTATGTTTCTTCCCTGCATAACAAGTTGTTTAAAGTGTTCAGCTTTAGTAATGACCTCTCTTTCTCTTCTCAATTTATGCAAGTTTTTATGGTCAGGTGTTAAATATTTAGGTTCTTGTACTTTTATTCCATGTTCTTTACACCAGTCTTTAACACGAATAATCTCTGCTAAGTAAGGTGTTACATATATGAACTTTTCATTAGTTCTGACTATTCTCTCTAAAGCATATTGAGTCTTTCCTTTACCACAAATAGCATCTATTACTACTATTTTACTTTCTATGTTTATTTCATCTTGATTTATGTTTTCAAAGTTTAATTTACTCATTTTATTCTCTCCTTTTCCTTAATACATATATTTCTTTTAAAGAACATATTTTTTTTTTCTTTGATATCAATGCTTTTTAATAATTCTTAACACCTTTGTAAACCATTAAATGAGTTAAAAATCATCAACTTCATATTTTACCCTATGTTCAGAAATTTCATACACTATATTCATATTATATCATACTTTTGTAATCTTGTCAAGCATAAATTACACCAAAAGAAAAGAGAGTGTTACCTCTCTTCTAATAATGTATTCTTGTAGGTATTACTAATACTATAAGGTCATCTAAGTCAAACACTAATTGACTACTCTCACTATCTTCTGCTATTTTAAGTTGCACTTTTGCATATTCAATCAGTGGAATAAGCCAAATAAGATTAGATAGATTAAAGTGTGCTACTAACATAGGCTTACAATTGTCTACATCAACTATCTTGTCTGTACCAAAAGCAACTCTATACACAAGGTTACTTACATCTACTTGCCTATCTTCTTTTCTATTTTGCTCTAGGGTATATGTATCTAGTGCTTCTTTGCATAAAATAAAGTATAATGAGTTTGGTGTGTTTTTTACTCTAAACAAGTCTACTACTTCTATTTTGAAGCCTTCACATAGTGTTTTTAAGCATTCAAAACTGTTAGAGGTATCATTGGTTATATTTATGTTATGAACCTCGTTAAAAGCCTTACTAGACTGTAATAGAGTATCAATAGGTAACTCCATAGGTTCATCCTCTCTTTCACAGATAATGCAATAAGTAGTAGAGATGAATACTACATAAGTATCTGTTATTAATATACCTACAAACTTAGTAGACTTATCTAGTTTAATTTCAGAGAGAAAGTCTATATTTATATAGTACTTTAAGTTTATAGACTTAGTTTCCTCTATTATATCTAACTTTTGGTCTATTAGTTTATAAGTATCTGTCCATCCAATAGAGTTGTTATTAATATAAACATAATCCTTAGGTTCAGCTGTGTTTGTAGTTTTCCTTGTTCTTTTCTTGGTATTAGCTTTCAACATCTTAATAAATCTAAGTATTTTATCTCTATCCTCTAGTTTATATATTACACTTTGAGTAATTTGTAACTCATCTAGTATATAATCTACACTTTGATTATCCTTTAATAAGTATTTTATAGGCTCTTTCATTATAACAATCCTCTATCTTTTAGTTTTTTAGTTAGCCAATTCACTTTTGCCCATAAGAATATATTAGATATTATACTTGCAAAAAGTAATAAATTAATCATAATTAAAGTTATTCTATCCATTTTATCTACCTATCCTTTCAATTTCCTCATCTATTTCAGTTGCTAAATCATAAATATTATATAATTCCATATATCTTTTTTCTCCTTTATATTTATATAATAGAATAAGACTAATTCTTGGTTTACTATCGTTTACTAAAAAATACATTATTTCTAATTTAACTGACTTTTCTGATTTTGTAAAATAATTATCATAAAGAAATAAAATATGTTTTGCATCTCTAACTGTAGTCAAATAAATTAGTTTATTTAAAATATTATTATTATTTTCTAATAAGTCTTTATTTTCAGAGTAGAGTTTACTTATTAATCCAGAAACATAATAATCTTCTACTTCTATTTGTGTCCCATGTGGAGTTATACATTTTAATATAAAAGTATATCTATTATCATATATACCTTTTCTTGTAGTTATTTTATCTAATTTTAATACTCCATATTTCCAACCAGATAAGTCTAAATAGTAATTTAAAGCATCATTTCCTCCTTTTTCATTTTTTGGTAATTCTCTTTGTAACATCTCTTTTAATATTTTTAATGAAATTTGTTGCATACACATCCTCTCCTTTAAAATTTGATACTTTATTATAACATTAAATACTCATAATGTCAATAAAAATTTAAAATAAAAAGGATAAATTTAATTATCCTTTTAAAACTCTCTAAAATCATACACTTGCACTTCTTCTTTTGTTCTTTTAGGTCTTTTAATGTGTTCTGTATTTCCCCAAGAAGTACCTATTTCTATATCTATACCTAAATAATCCTCATTAAGATAGCAAATAAAACTTTTTTCAAGTATATCTAATACTTCTTCTTGTGGCACATCATCTGATACTTCATAACAGAAACTATCATATACACTAAACATAAAGTGCATTTTATCCTCTAAGTTTTTATCTTTAATCATTTTATCTGCTTTTATAAGCCCTTCATAAAGTAAAAAGGCATTACTAGATTGAATAGGAAAATTAAGTGCTTTTTTCTTTTGCTTTTCAATCTTTTTCTTAGTATTATAGTCAGGTTTTTTATCCTCATTAGGTACATCAGGCATCATAAGAAATGCACCAAAAGGATTAGTAATAAATCCTTGTTCTTTTGCTTTTTTGTGCTGATTGTCAAAATACTTTTTCATTTCAGGATTAGCTCTCATATAATCATCTATAAGTTCTTTTGCATCCTCTACTGAAATACCAATATTCTTTGAAAGTCCTTGCTCTCCAGCACCATAAGCTAGTGAAAAAGTCGCTGATTTTGTGGCATATCTAAGGGTTTTTTCAAATTTTTCTTTTATTGCTCCATAGAAATTTTTATAATCATCATCAGTTTTACAGTTATTCCACATCTCTTGAAATTCTGGTGCTTGTGCTAATACTTTATTTCTTTGCATAAACCAAACATTCATACTATGTAAATCCCAACCTTTATGTATAGCTTCACTAAATCTCTTACTATTTATAATAGCTGTAAGTATTACTATCTCTGCACTTGAATAATCTGCATAATAAAACTTATGTCCCTCTCTTGCACTAAAACACTCTTTAAGAGGTGCTAATACTCCTCTTGCAGGTATTTGTTGTAAGTTAGGAGTATTACAAGTACATCTATTCGTAATTGTTCCTAATATATTATAACTAGGGTAAACATAAGGAAATTGTCCTTTATCTGTTAATTCTGCTAGAGTAGTACCATCTACTGTCTTTTTATCTTCTTCTGTTTTTTCTATCCCTAAAAAGTTATTCAATGCAGTTGTACACTTACCAAAGTCTAATAAATCTTGTATATGAGGATATTGCTTTACATATTGTTCTAAGTATTTTCTATCTGTTTTAGGTGTCATTAATACTCTTTCTCTTTTACCAGTTGTATCATTTAGTTTATACCCGAAACATTTGCTAAATATATCTTCCTTTTCTCCAAGTATAATAGGTTCATACCTTGATGTACCTTTATCATCGGGTTTTAATCCCATAACCTCTACAAATAAAGTTGTTTTCTTATCTGTTGAAGTCATACTAAATTCAGTCTTTTTAAGTAAATTTCTACTTTGAATAGGAGTAAGTTCAATTCCTTTGGTATAATAATATTTTCCATCATCTTCCTTTTTAGTCTTACCTTTTTTGCTCCCTTTTTGTGCTGTATGAGAAAGATAATCTACCATACTTTCGTTTATTATCTTATCGTATTCTTTAACTCTATGTAATCTCTCACACCATTCTATTTCATCTTTAAAAGCATTTAAAAAGTCTTTTTCAGTTCTATCCCTTGTTTCTTTAAATTGAATACCTAGTTGTTCAACTTTATCGTAATCTATCTTGACACCTCTACAAAAAGCCTTTATATAAATGTCCATAGTTGCTTTCTTAGTTTTAATTATTTGTGCTAATTTATTCAATCCTAAGTCCTTTACATAGGCTTTAAACAAGTCCAAACCTATCTCAAAGGCTTGTAGTGTGCATAAGGTATCAAATGTGTTATATGGTGCTATAATCTCGTCAGGAAATAAATCATAAGTGAATTGCTTTACTGAAATTCCTAACTCTTTACATATTCTTTTCTTTTCTTTTTCAAGTTCTTCCTCATAATTACCATAAGGTAAATAATCTCTTGTAAAATCTTTTAATCCTAACCCTCTATCTTCTTCACTATCACTAAAATCCTCACTATCATCTTTTGCTCTATGGGACATTAGAGTATGAAAGAGAATATAGGTATCAAAATCCCACTTAACATCCACATTATGTAAAAATTTAATTGTGCCAATATCATAATAAGCATTATGTAATAATATTTTACACTTAAATTTATTTAATGAATTAAATACTCTTGCCTTTAAATCATTGTCTAAATCTCTAACTACAAAACAATAGTTATAATATATATCATTATGTTTATAACTCAAAGCAAAGTGAGTTATATTATTATTTCTAGGATATAATTTTCTAGCTTCTATATCAAAAGCTAACACTAAATTAGGATTATCTATATTTGCTATAAAATCTTTATACCATTCAGCATAATCATATACATCTCCTTTAAAACATTTTATATTGTTATAAGTGGCAAGATACTTACCTATAAGTCCTTTTGTATTACTACTGTTAATTTCTATCATAATTCACACCACACTTCCATTTTAATAGAGTTTCAATTAATCTATTATAATCTAAAAGTGTTGCTTTGTCAAGTGTAAAATCATAATAGGTGTAATTCTTACCTTTATATTCAATATATAATTCAGTATACGTATCTAATTTTATAAAACCAATATAATTATAATCTTCAAGTATATAATCTAATATTTTTTCTAAATTAGATTCATATACACTATTATTTAATATTAAATCTTTACTATCTATTCTTTGAATTATGAAATTATTATTTATTTGTAATACTTCAAAATTCTCAAAGTCTAATAAAGTTTTTGTTATAATTTCCTCTTTAATCTCTTTTATACTCTTTTTAGTAGTATCTACAATAGATATTTTATTTTGATATTGACTATAAGTATACATATCTAACTCTAAATAAGGTTCATTTTCATAACTAGAGGAGTTACTTCCTCTATTTTTTAACCTTCTAAATCTTTCTATTTCATCACAAGTTAAATACACTATTTTAATATCAAAATTAGGATTATTTAGTAGTTTGATACAAGCAAGTATGTCTATAGCAAATAGATTGATTTTATCTTTATTAAAACAATCTAAATTTACCCAATTATAATAATCTTGTGGAGATTCATAAGTTGAAATCACATTATTATTTTTTATATCTTCTCTATAATCTTTCATAGCTTTAAATATATGAGTTGATTTATCAAACTCATTACGAGGTAAACGAGTAGTATTAGATACTACTTCGTAAAATTTATTATTATCTCTAAAACTTTCAATAATTGTACTTTTGCCTACACCACTTTTTGAGCAAAAACATATTACTTTAATCTTATCTTTTTCTTTCATCTTTCTTACTCTCCAACATTTTATCTATTGTTTTTTTGAATTTTAAAGTAACATTAGCTGTTAGTTTAATATCAGGTACTGTATAAATATAACTTTTACCTCTATAACTTACATAAAATAAATATCCATCTTTAAGTATTTCTACATAATTTATTAATACTCCTTGAACTACTTGATTATACTCTGTTGCCTCTCCTACTTCTGTAGCTTTATCTTTTAATTTATCATTCAAATGTAATTTTAGTTTTTCACATTCTAAATTACACTCTCTTATACCTAAATGATATACTCTATCTGCTTTTTTCTTAGCTGTTCTCATTAATCAATCCTCCATATAACATATAACATAATTAAAGTAACTAAACATATAACACTATTTATGAGGTTTAACATATTTATCACTCTTTCTTTTTATTCTACCTTGTTCTATATCTCTTAATAAAAAATCACGAGTATCAAATTCTTTATGTAATCTCTTTAAATTCAATCTATTATATTGTTGATACAAGTCCTCTCTTAATATTCCTCTTTCTTCATCTGTTTTTTCAATATCTACAAGAGATTGAGTATACATTGCATAAGATGTTGTATATTTTAAATCACATTCATCACTAAATAGTTGATAATAAAACTTTCTTTCTTTTAAAGTAGGTATTATTGGCTCTATATCTCCATCAAAACATTGCTTTACCATTATAAATCTTCCTACTCTACCATTCCCATCTTGAAATGGGTGTATTTTTTCAAAAGACTTGTGAAATTTCATTATACTATCTCTTGTTTTATACTCTAACTTATTAAAATGCGACATTATGATAGCCATAGATTTTTTTACATTTTTAGGCTCTGTTGTTTGTCTACTTGCTATTATGTTACCAATAGCTTTATATTCTCCAATATTATAACCTTTTTCTTCATCTATTGTATGTTGTCTTGCTATTTTATGAATAAATTTAATATAATTTTCAGTAATAGGGTTATCAAAAGTATCATATATATATCTACAACATAACCAAGCATTTAGTGTTTCTGTTATCCATTCCCTTAATTGTTTATCTTTACTGAAATTACTCATTATTTTAGTATGTACCTCTTTAGAATATTCAAGGGGTAACTTATCTGCTATCTTTTTGAGTTTTAACACCTCACTTTCTATTATTTGATTGCCTTCTATTGCATTTGTGTTAAATATGAAATAAGCCCATTGTTCATTAGTCATTTTTCTTTGCCTCCTTTCTCCATTTTTGTAATTTATCTAATTCTATATAACCTAATTGTTCCCATATAACGTTATTATCTAATTTATCTATGTATTTTTTAGGACAAGGACAAATACATACTAATTCATATTCCTTACCATATTGATATTTAAATATTTTCTCTTTTAACTTAAATTCAGTTGTTTTCATACCTTTTATATCTATTATATACTTTTCTATATCAAAGTCAGATACATACTTTATAGGTAATATCTTTTTGTTTTTATATATAAAACTAGGTTGTAATATAAAAGTTTTTCTCATTCCTAATTCAACATTAAATTCTTTTGCTTTCTGATAGAATTTAAACTCCATTTCAGAATCAAACTTAATATTATCTATTTCTATTTTTTTATTTTTGTATTTATTATATACCATAGTTCCATTTACAAGAAAAGAGTAGAGTACCTCTACTCTTTATTTTATTGCTAATCTAGTATTTCTTACTAATCTAGCACCTTGTACTTCCTCTCCATTTTTAATTGCATTTTTAATATCTGTTTTAGAGATTGTTTCTTCAATTTTAGTTTTAATGAATTTTTTATCTATCAAACTCTCATCATAAATTTCTACACTTTCTGCATTATTAACTACTGATAACTTTCCTATTGGAGTTTCAATAGCTTTAATGTTATTAGCAATCATACACATTTTTATATAATTACTTAGATTTTCTTTTTTCTTTGTATATGATTTTTTCAATGCTTGAAGTCTTTTTATTTCCTCATCAATAGCTTCTGCATAATTATCCTGTTTTCTTAATACATAGATTAAATCTTTACCTTTACTTACTACCAAAGCATTAATCTCATCTTTGAGGTCAGTTAATTGGTCATAGTTCTCATCAACCTCTCCAGTTTCCCAATTAATACTATTTTCAATCATTTCTTCTAATTTACTACCTTGTTCAGTTAGTTGCCATAATGTTTGTTTTTCTGCCATTTAATCGCTCCTTTAATCTTTAAATATTATTTCTGTATGTAAATATTCCTCAATGTATGTATATTCAGAATATGCACTTTCTTCTATTGTTTCTCTTTTCCTTATATAGCTTTTAATAGAGTCTACACAACCTTGTAAATTAAAGTTCTCTATTATATAATTATTTATTGTTGCTAAAAAACCTTTATATTGATTTTCTAGGAACATATCCTTAATAGAAGTGTAACCATTATCTGCTAAATTTATATGTGTAATAAAATCTGTATCTATATCTACATCAAATTCACAAACATAAACACCTTTATTATAACACTCCACTAAATAGCTTTTTAAATCTAAATTTTTACTTACTAATTCTTTTTTAATATGTTCTGTTAAATCCTTTATATATTTTTCTCTATAGTCAGCTCTTATTTTTTTACTCAATTCTGTTCTATTTTCTTTAATCATATTACCTCCAATATTTACAATAAAATTCATCGTCATCTGTTATAGAATGTGTATTATTCACTATTTCCCAATCTAAATTTTCTTCTATGTCTTTTTTTACTCCTTTAGTTATTGCCTGTTTGTAATCTTGAAATAATTTACCTATTTCTATTATGTGTTCTTCTGTAACACCGTCTATACTATCTATTATCTCGTCTAAATCTAATTCCATACAAGATAATTGAGATTCAATAGTATCATCTGTTTGAAATGTAATATTAGCAATAGTTTCTTTACTATCATAATAGAATCCACTTTCAAATTTAGTACAAAATCCTTTATTATAATTAGCACAAAATCTGCACTGTTTTTCCATATATTACCTCCTATAAAACATATACACATATTGTTATATCTAAATCTTTAAAAATATCTTCTAACATAACTCTAACTTTTTTCCAATTAAGTCTATCTAGTCCACAAGCTATTCTAGGCATTGCTAATATTTTGATATTAAATAACTTACATTGAGTTGCCATATCTTTTAAAGAATTTTCTAAACTAATATAAGTAGGTTTTTGCCAATATTTATTCTTTGTAATAAGATTAAATACCTTGTCCTCATACAAAGCACATACTGTCATATTTGTAATTCTACTCTTAAGTGCATTTTTCATATCAGGAAATTTCTTATCAAAAGTTTTTGCTATTCCTAAGCCTAATTCACAATCTCTACTAATACAATGAGCTAGGTAGATATTCTTATCTTGCATATTTTCTTTTGTAAATAAATCTCCTTTTACTTCAATCAATGTCATATCATCACTTCCTTTTTATTTATATAACCTATTATAACATAGATAATGAATTAAGTCAATAGTAAAATTAAAAAATGTTAGGAATTTTAACCTAACATTCTATATTTTCTATTCTTTTTCTTTAATTTTAAAGGCTTTATTAATGAAAAAACATTAGTTAAATAATTCCACTCATTACTATCTTGTTTTATTTCATCATAATTAATTACATCAGGTATTTTATTTTCATCTGTGTAATTTAGAATAGCTTTTCTTAAAGATTTATCCTTTAAGGCTTTTAACATATCTTTGGTTTCATTAAAACTATACCAAACTTCTAAATCAAATCTAAATTGTTGAACTCTATAATCTTTTGAATATTCTATTGCTATATTTTTACTTTTATCATCTTTCCCATCATAATTCAGATATTGAATATGTACCATATCTCTATATGACCTATTAAAACTATTTAAAAGTTCATTAGGTTTATTAGAAAATTTAACATTAGTAATACTAATTATGGGTTCTACATTATTATGGAATCTTAATGAGTGTATATAAATTCTAAAAAAAGTAGTACATAAAACTATATCTAAATCTTTTTGTTTATAACTTACTACTTTTTCATTTCCTAAATTGTCATAATAAGTAAAATGTACATATTTATAATTTGACAATCTATTTCTTAAATTTCTTATTCTAGGTTTTAAATTAGTATCCATATTAATACTCCTTGTTATTCCATAAATTAACAATAAATTCTCTACCTTTTTCAGTCCATTTTAAATAATGCTTAGTACATTCTACACCTTCTTTGTTTGTATAAGTTACAGTAGCAATAGTACCATAGCCTTTGTCTTGATATTTAGTGTAAAAGAACCAACTATCAGATTGTTTATATATTATGCCTTCATTATGTAAAAATCTATTTAATGCTTGTGCAGATATTCCTAAACTTTTAGCAATAACAGTTGTTGTCATTTCATTAGATGTATTTAATACTTTATCATAATATTCAGTTTTAGGTTTATCTTGTTCTATTTTATTTTCAAGTAGTCTGTTCTTTTCTCTTTCTTCTTTTAGTTTTGTAAATACTTGTATTGCTAATTCAGGATTATCTAATAATTCATTAGTAGCATACATTCCATTTCTTCTAATAGATTTTAATATTTCTTTTACTCTTTTCTTTAATTCCTTTGCTTTTGGTTTTTTACTTAACATAAAAGTTTCATATAACCCATCCTCTGTTAAAAACCATTTTTCCCTTAGTTGACCTGCTACGAATATTTTTCGTAGTAGCTTTTCATTCTCATCTACATTGGCTAACATTTTACTTATATCATAATATCCTTGTCCTGTTTTAGCATAATCTAACCATTCAGCTACATCTGTTGCTAGAAATAATGGGTTATCAAAATCCCCATAAATTCTTAATTGTTTATCTAATAATTCTCTTTCTTCTATAACTTGTATTTCCATTTTATTATCTCCTTTTTTATTATCCATTTTATAAATCACTTCCTTTAAATGTTATTAAAATTAATTTTTATTACTAATAATTATTATTTATTAGACTTTGTAATTTAGTGTTTAAACAGTTTCAAAATTGTTAGACTACTAATTATATCAAAAATATTTTAGAACGAGTTTAAACACTATTACAGAGCCTCAAACTTTATTCAGTTATTCCTGTTAATTCTTTAAAATAAGGTAAAGTTAAACACCAATCACAAAATTCTTGCCATTCAGGTAATCTATGTGTTCTTCTTTGTTTATACATAGTTTTTAATTGCCTCATATTAGTTGTTATACCTGCTTTAATTCTCATTCCATTAGGAGTAGACATAAGAAGTATTAAATAATTTTCTTTTGTCTTATTATTTAAATAATTTTCTTTTGCTTCTAGGAATGCTTCTATTGACTTCTTAGATGTATATTTATCAAAAAATGTTTCATCTCTTTTTGCTACTGTAAACTGTAAACTTTGAGATGAAATATAATCTTTGTGGTGGTATCTTTGAAATTCAACTGTGAATTTATTAGTAAAATCTCCATCAAATTGTATTATTATTCCATTTAGAAAGTTATCATGTCCTTCACCCATAGGAGTATTACCTAGCTTACTCCCTCTTTTTAATAACTGTTCCTCTGTTTCTACTTTATCTTCTGTTATCATAGGAAAGCCACTAACTCTAAGTGCATTTTCTAAGCCATACATAACACCTTTTGTTATTAATTTATTTTTACTATCAGATAATTTTATTAAATTTTTCATTAATCCTCCCAAATTATTAGTTTTTCATCTACATTAAAATCTAATTCTTTTATTTTATTATTAAATAATTTTCCATTTGTCATATTTTCTACATACAATAATTTCCATCTAAATTTATCACTTTTCCAAGTGCAAGATTTTCCTCTTATCATATTTCCTAATGCTCTTTCATTCCCTCCATACTTTTCAACGATAGCCTTAGCCGAATTACTTAAAATAACTTTTTCTCCATTAGATATTTTAAATATCTTAGAACAATTTTTATTGTAAGAATTTACCCTTTTAGTAACTATTCTTAAATTATTCATGGAATAATTATCATTATTATTCACTCTATCAAATTCTATATTTTGTACTCCGTATTTTAGAGCTTTATTTTTGAAATCTTCTTTAACAAAGTTATAAAATGAGATAAAATCTTTAAATTCACATTTTATACCTCTTCCTCCATAATTTTTATATTTTGTATGATTTTTATTATTACATCTAGCTTGTAAACTATTAAATCTTTGAGCTATTTCACTTTTGAACTCTCCTAAAATTGCTTTTGAACATATATTATTATAATTATGTTCAAAATGTTCTTTAAAATATTTTTCTCCTAACTTAATATAGGTATTACAAACAAGACATTTTCCATATAAATATATGGCTAAATTTTTATCTCTTCTTGCAAAAAGACATTTAAAATCCCCAATAATTTTATTTTTATACAGATTTAAGTAATCTTTTTCACAATTTTTATAAGAATGATTAAATCTATTTATCTTTAATGATTTAAAATCTGTTATATAATAATGTCCACAAATTTTACATTTTAATTGAAATAACCATCCTCTATATTGATGTTTTATAAGACCTACAACTTTATAATCTCCAAATTCTTTATTTAAGTATTCATAAATATAATATTTAATATCACAATTCATTTTACTATGAAATAAAGTATTTGTTTTTTGTTGTTTTTTAATATTATTAATACCTACAACTTTTTCATATCCACATTTTAAACATTTAATTAAATAATAATTATTATTATGTATTCTATACATAAATTTAATTATTTTAAAATCTCCATAAATTTTTCCTATTTCATTTTCTTGAAGTTTTGTCATTTAAAGTATTCACATCTTCTCCTTTTTCATATCCTCTTTTCTTAATAATATTATATCTTGTTTAAATAAATCTCTTGCAAAATAAGAAGTTTTAAAACTTAATTTATTACTAATATTTCTATCTTTATTAAAAAATTCCATTCTTTGATAAGGAATTAATAATTGTAATTTTGCATTATACTTAGTGAATAAATCATTTATTAAAGCATCATTTAGAATTGTTGTTGGTAATAATAGTGCAAATGGTTTACCTAAATTTAAACATCTTTCTATAAATTTTCTTTTATCTTTATAAGGTGGGTTACTAATTATAATGTCCCATTCCTTAGGTTCATAAGTAAAAAAATCTTTACCATCTTCTATATGACTATATATAACTTTAAAGCCATTGTCTCTTAAAACTTTAACAAAAGAACTCCACTCTTTATCAAATGGACACCATATTATTTTATCTTTCAAGTGTTGTATATGAGGTAATAATATTTCTACTCCATATTCATAAGTATAGTTCTCATTATCTTCTATAGATTGGTAATATTGAGTATACCCATTTAGTTTAATATTATTCATAACTTTACTCCAATTTATAATTTATTCCTTTTAACATCTTCCCATAATTTTTTCCATTGATTGCTTTTTATTACTTTATTTGCTTCCTTTTCTGTCTTAAAATAATTACCTAAATTATATCTATCATCCCCTCTCCAGTCATAAGCATCTTCCTCTTTACTGATGCCTCCATAGGAATCAATGTAATAATACACATCATATTGTTTTACTCTCCCATTTTCAATAATTCCATATTGTTCATTAACTTTATATACTTTTTCAAGTATATCCTGTAATTCCTTATCATTGACAAGTATTATATCATTATCATATTCTTTATAATCCCCTCTAACATAGAATATATTATCATAATAAGCTATGCAAGCACAACTTTTTAATCCATAATCATTAAATTGACCTCTTTTTAGAATTTTTGTATTTTGATATACTATTCTTATAGCATATTTATCAAATACTCTTTCATATTCAATTTTTAATACTGGTTCTTTTTTCATAAACAAAATCATCTCCTTTATTAAATTAAATACCCGTGAAAGTTTATCTTTTTATAATAACCCCCACTTCCAAAATCTTTATTAATATCTTTAAATCTACATCTAACACTACATTTGCCATAGTATTTCCATAATTGTTTATGATAGTATATTTCTTGTAATAACCAATTTTGTAAATATTCTTTTGATTTTCTTCTACTTCTTGACATATACTCTCCTTATGAATAAAGGCTAGAATAAATCTAGCCTTATATTATTTATCCAAAATATACATTTTTATATCTGGCTACTAATACTGCATTCTTAACTACTTGTATTGGTGTTAATAATTCTGTGTTTAATATTGCTTTCATAACAGCTGGACTATAACCACTTACATAGCATACTCCATCTTTCGCAATTTCAGGGAAATTAGGTTGTCTTACATCCAAATTCCAATAAATTATTTGAGGAACTTTATATCCGTTTTTATTATATTTATCTCTAATCTTTTCCATAAGAGTTCTGAATTTTCTATCAAAGTTTGTATATGTTCCTGTTGCACTATTAAAGTGCATATCAGATAATATAATTAAGTGTGTTGGTATATCCTCTTGTTTTAAGTTATTTGCTATTGCTAAATCTAAAATGCAATCAAATACTTTCTCTATATTTGTATCAGCACACTCATAATGATAACAACTCATTTTTTCATTTAAAGTTTTAGCTTTTGAAAAATCTATGAATTGAACTGTATGAGAAAATTCTAAACATTTATTTCTATATGCTTCACTTGGGTTTCTTTCAGCTATATAAATTCCTAATGCAGTTGCTACATTCATAGGAACTCCACACATAGAACCACTTGTATCTACTACACATATAGCATTTAAAGGTTTGTTCATATAATTAGGTAATGCTTTCCATTGTTCTTCTAATACAGTATCTACTTCACAAGAAAAACCATCCCAATTATTACCTTTTCTTAAATAACTACCTGTAATATCACTAGGATATAATACAGATGAATTAATTTTTGTTTTTCCTTTTTGTAAACTATCTAAATATTTATTGAAATGTTTGTTGTCTTTTTCCATAAATAAATTTCTGTTAAATAACATACATCTACTAGGTACAGCACTATAATTAATTTCATTGAATGTTTGTTGAGCTATATTTCTTTCAACTACTTTTAATGCTTTTCTAGCTTGAACACAGTAATTTCTATAATCAAAATCTAATTTTGGCATTAAAGTTAATAACTTTTTAGCTTTTAATTTAGTATGTTTAGATTTACTGTTTATAGTAGGTAGCCATTTTGCTAATAAACTAGGTGTTTTACCCTCATTCATTAATTTTATATCTGTATGAATAGTATCATAGATATAACCTACTATATCTATTTTTGCTTGTGAGTTTAAAGTTCTATTAAATATATCTAATAAATCTTTCCAAGAACCAAATTCAACTATATTAGCCATATTATTTTTGAATAATAAATAACTTTCTTCTGTTTCTATTTTTAAAAGAGCTAACATAATTGTTTTAAATACTTCTTTCTCTCCCATTCCACCTCTGCAATCTCTTGCATAAAATAAAGTTTTTATTGCTAATTCTTTATTTTCTTGCATTGCTTTAGCAAACATAGGCAATAATTCCTTATTCACACTTGCAGGTTTATGATAATTATTTTCTCTCATAGAACCTATAGTACCAAATAAGTCTACTACACTATCTAGTGTAGATTTTACTGCTACCGCACCATTTTCTGTTTCTGTTAAATTTCCCCATTTTTGTAATTCTTTCATAAATATGTTTTCCATAAACATCACTCCTCTTTAATTTAAAATAATTATATTTAAAGAGAAAACAGAAGTTATCTCTTTCTTAACCAATTAGAATTAGATTTTAATTGCTGTGAACTTCTGTTTTATCTTCTTTGCTATATTATAGCATATTCAATTTTATTTGTCAAGTAAAAATTTAATTTTCTTTTAATTTTTTATCTTGTTCTTTTTTACTATCTTCTGAAAAGATAATACTTATATATCCTAGTTCTCCTTCATCACTCCAAGCTCTTATATTGAACCAATCTACTATTACAGCTATATCTTTTTCTTCTAATAATTCTCTAAATGTTTCATCTTTATAGTCCCATAAAGTATCATCTAATTCTCTTGCTGTTTTCTTTTGTTCTTCTGTTAATCCTACATCAAATTTTGCTTTTCCACTGGTATAAGCACCTATAATACCTTGTTTATTTAACTCAAAGGCTACACCTAAAATAGCTTTATAACCTTCTTTTAGTTCTTTTATTGATTTTTGTCTTGCTTTGTAATTTTTTACTAAATCTTCATTAAAACTCATCTTCTTTAATTCCTTTCTCTAATAATAATTCTTTTACTAAATTTTTCATTAAAATTAATTCAGTTTTACACCCAACCATATTTTCAGTACCACATATATTAATTTCCTCTTGTATGTCCTCTAACAAAGAATATAATAAATGAGGTTGAAAATCTTTACCATAGACTAATAATATTTCTTTTGCATCTGACAGTGCATAACTTCTTCTACTAATAGCATACCTTAAGGCATACATTAATATTCTATTTCTATCATTTTTAATTTCTAAGTTAATCATAAGATACCTCTTTTCCTAGCTCTCTCAACTGTAAATAAATCGGGAATCTCAAGTTTTTATTCCCTTGTTTATCCTGTGTTTCTTCAAAGTATTGTATCTCAACTACTCTACCTATAATTTCATCTTGATGTTTCCAATAATAATCTCTTTGATTATCTGTAAATCCACTACCTACTTTAACTGTATTTCCTTTATACTCGCATACAATAGCACCAAGAGTATTAGCATATTTCTTTTCTCCTTGTTCTACACCAATACATTTTAAATCTACTGTATTAAACTTTTTAAATTTCAATATACTTTTAACTCTTTTACTTTCATACATACCCTCAATATCATTTGCCATTAAGCCTTCTTGTTGTTGTGCCACAACTTCATCTAATAGTTTAAATACTACATTATTTATCTGTCCCTTATATAGAACTTTACATATTTGTTGATATTCAGTATTCTCTATGCTATCTATAAAATTTCTTCTTTGCATATAGGGTAATTTGTAGTCTATTATATCAAATATATGATATGTAATTTTGTCTTTTGGCTTTTCTCCTTTTGTTCTCATAATAGAACTAATTTCTTTATATTGGTCTTTAGAACTTTTATTAGCTGTTATACGAGGTAGTAACTCTCCATCATATATTTTACCATTAGGTAAATTTAAACAGCTTAAAAATGTATCTAAGCCTTTTATTTCTACTCCATTACGACTATATGCTTTTGGTATCCCATTTCTATTATCTATTATACATCTATTCCCATCTAATTTAAGTGTAATATAGTAAATCTTGCTATGGTCTAACTTGTCTGCTACATTAACATAATTAGTAGCTAACATAGGTTCTATAATAGATATACAATTAGGAATAATACTATTAATAGCTTTTATATCCAAACCTATTGCTAATTCCTTACACATAAATAATTCTAAAAACTCTTTTGATTGAGAATAAGTATATAAATCTCTATAAGATTGTAATACTCTTATATTTTCATCTGTTCCTGTACAGTTATCTACTAAATACATCATAATAACAAATAATATGTTATCATCTAAAATTTTAACATCATCTGTAGATAACATAGGTTCAGTAAATACTTTTTTAATTTTTTTAGTAGACATATTAGTAACTATGTTAGGATTATATAAAAAATTCAATACTTTAATACATTGTGAACTATCTATATTATACCATTCTTTTAATATGGCTTTTTTATCATTAGTACCTTGAGTCTTTTGAATTAACTCAAGGTACATTAATATATTTTGGCTAGGCATTATAAATACCTGCAACTAAATCAGTTAAATAATCATTTAGGTCAGATACAAAAGCCATACAATCTACTACTGTTACATCTTTATTTTCTATTGCCTCTTTAATACTATCTAACATTTTTACAAAATCTATCTCTTGTGTATACTTAGGTTTATTAAGTTCAGTAGTATATTCTTCTATTAAATTTCTGAAAGTATTTTCTACATCTGTTAAATCTAATTTGACTGTATACCCTGTGTATTTTTTAGATTCTTCTTTAGGTTTCAATATGCTACCTAGAGTAGATTCATTTACTTTAGGTTTATTCCTATAGGAATGCTCTTTTGTTTTTGTTTCATTTTTATTAGCAAAATTTTGTAATTCTTCTTTTAAAAGTTTTAATTCATATTCAACTTCTTCTTTAGTCCAAAAGAAAAAAATAAATTCTTCTGCATTTAAAATATCCTTTTCTAAATACCACTCAAAATAACCCTTTGGGTGCATAACTTTATTACCTACTTTTTTAATATATTCTCTGACAACTTTTTTAGTAGGTTCATCTGCTAAAACTTTAAAAGTTCTAGTTGTACAGGCATTCTTTTTAATTTCTTCTACCTTTAATTCTAAATTGATTTTGACCATTAAACATCACTTCCCTTATTCTTTTTTAATCTTTTATAAATAAATTTTATAAGTTTTATTACTAAATTTAATAAACACAATAAACCAACTATGTGAATTGTCCAATATCCAAGAGAATACCAATCTAGTTCTAAGTAGCCTAAATAATACAACCCTATCATTCCTAAATATAAAATATCTAAAATAAAATTTCCATCAATTAATATCTTATTCTTCTGCTTCTTCATTACTATCATCTTCCTTTTTCCATATACTATCTAATTTTTGAAAATATCTTTTACAACCTGTTGTTAATAAATTAATTAATTCCCCTTTACTAATTCTTCTATGTTTTTTATTCATTTCAGCTTTTCTTATGAAAGAACCTTCAAGAGTTTCATCATTTATAACTATTATACCAAAATGTTCAGGTATAAAGTCTATACATTCATCTACTATTGACATTGGCAATGCAAAATATTGATATTTTAACCTATTATATAAATCTTTGTGTTGATGTTCTTTTTCTCTATCTCTTTTGCAATCAGATACAGATACTTTTAACTCAATCTCATATATGTAATCATCATTTGTTACTACAATAATATCACACTCGTGTATCTTAAACTTTCTTTGTACTCTTGGTATTAATGCCTGATAATTACCTTCTTCAAAGAGTTTATATACACCTAATTCTAACATATCTGTTGTCATTCTTCTATACTCTCCCTAGTTTCCATACAATTAATTTCCTTTAATTTCACTATAATATTATCTAAATTATTCTCTACTATTTGATTACTTAAATTATGTAAGTTATCACAATAAAAACATTTATATAACTCTTCTACTTTAAACCAAGCAATAACTACACTAAAATTATCTACTTTAAAAT